CTAGGCCGTGTGGACGGATTGGGATGAATAGTGGGTGAGTGGATTCCCAAATCAGTCAGGCGATGATTCATGGCGGGTCGGCTTCAGGAGGCTCAACCATGCTGACCGGAATGACAGAGGACGATTGGGCAATGGTGTTGCGGGTGTTTGCCGCCTCGTGTTCCCGGCGCGGCGCCAAGGGCCACAATGACCGCCGCTTCCTCGAAGCGCTCCACTACTTCACGGTCCATAACATCACTTGGCGAGCCCTGCCCTCCTGCTTTGGCAACTGGAACTCAGTCTGGAAGCGGTTCTGGCGCTTGAGCCGGGCGGGCGTGTTCGAGGCGTTCTTCGAGGCCCTGGCAGCGCTGAGCGGGACCGCTCATCTGGTGCAGATGTTCGACTCCACCATCGTGCGCGCCCATGTCTCGGCGGCGGGCGCAAAAGGGGGCAGAGCCGACAGGCGCTGGGCCGCTCCCGCGGAGGCTTCTCGACCAAGATCCACCTCAAAACCGATTGGGATGGTGACCCGCTGGGCTTTTGCCTGACTGGGGGTGAGGCCAGCGACAGCCGGAACTTCGAGACGCTGCTCGATCTGGGCCCCGACATCACGCCGCGGGCCGCCGTAGGCGATAAGGGCTATGACGCCAAGGCCAACCGGCAGGCCGCCCGTTCCCGTGGTATCTGCCCGGCCATTCCGCACCGCACGACCACCAAAGAGAAGCCGAAGTTCTTTCCCAAGGCGCTCTACCGCGGGCGAGCTCGCATTGAGCAAACCATCGGAAAGCTCAAGCGCTTCAAGCGCGTTGCTTTACGTTGCGAGAAAACCGACGCGAACTTCGGCTCGTTCGTGGCTCTTGCTCTGAGCTTCATCCTCATCAAATCCGTCCACACAACCTAGAGTGCGCCCGTATCCCAACCAAAATCGTTGGCCCTTTTCCTCCCGATCCGCCCGGTTCGCTACGCCCCCTCGCCGACCAGTCTGCGGCTGCCACAGTCATTGTTTACCCGAAGGAGCCTTACCTCTGAAGTCCCCGTTCACCACCTTGCAACCTTATCCCGCTACACTCATGGTCCGAGAGCGTGGGGGCGAGAAATGATTTGGTTGGGCTATACGTGGTCAACAGTGTGGCGACTGGCCTATTTCGTCGCCGTACTAGTTATTCTCGCAAGTCCACACGATAAGACACACCAGCTCATTGTCGCGGTTGCAGGGATCCTCTTTGCGACAATCAGGTCTGGCTTCATTTCAGCCGCGCTACACAGAGGCGATATCAGCGCCATCTTGCTGCGCGAACTTGCGCCGATACACCAGCGATTGGAAATCAAAGACACGGCTACACAAGATTGGGACAGCTTTCAGAAGGCGTTCTCTCAGAGGCGAACAATATTGTACATCGAAAGCTTCTTACAGGCTGCTATCTATCTTGCCTCTATTTATCATCTGCTGTCAGTGATTTGACCAAGGAAGAGCCCAAGAAATGAGCCTAGATGATCTCACTGTAAGAAGTAGCATCTCCGAGATCCGCGAAGAGGTCACGGCGATGTCTAAACTCATGGTGAAGCAGCGCGGGATCATTGATACGCACGAACTAAACCTTCGCGTGTTGCTCGCCTTAAACCTACTTTTGTCTGGGATCGTTCTTTACAAGGTTTGGTGATGTCCCGTTTGATTTGGATGGCAGTGCAGGCGACGATTATCGGCGTCCCGCTCTTTTGGCTGGCTACTGACCCTTCGGCACTGAAGGATCCGGAATTGCTGATCGGGGTTCCGATCATGCTATGGCTGATCACGCTGACCATCACCGAAGGTCTAACGCGCCTCTACGACTGGTGCCGTTTCCGACTGTTGCCCATGATTCAGCGCCCGTTCCGCAACGTAGGACAGCCGCAGCGAAAGCCCGATCGCGCTATTACTTCCAGCAGGAGCGTTCGCAAGCTGACGTAAGAGAGGCGCGGCCTCTCGGCTTGTGAGCATCCAGGCTACCTGGTCACCGCCATTTGCCATACGCCATTGGGCCAGACGATCAGAGAGGGCACGTCGAACACCCATCGCCCCACCTGCAGCGCTGCCTGCGCCGCCGCCCACAGCTGCACCGGCCGCAGCACCGGCTCCGGCTTCCACCGCCCCCGCAATCAGCCCAGGCTGTCCCATCTGCTCTTTGATGCCGAGGTTGAAGGCCGTGTCGGAGCCCTTCGGCGCCTTGTAGCCCGTGGCCTGCATCACATCGAGGAAGCGCTGGAACCCGGCCCACCGGTTTGCTCCATCAGGTAGCTGTGTGACCATGGCCTCAAGATTGCGCATCGATGCGCCGTCACCAGCAACCTTCTTGAAGAAGTTCGCACCGCCATAGACATTCGCCCCACCCTGCAGGTCGCGGGTTGCAGTGTTGAGCACATCGCCCACGTAGTCACGAGCCAGCGTCTCGGCCGCTCGAGGATCTTCGCGCACCATGCGGCGGACGGATTGCTGCACAACCCCGTGGTACCGATCGACACCAGGCGCCGCGAGCTCGCGGCCCATTTGCGCCGAGGCGTTGCTCGCGCTGGGGTCCATCTCAGCAATGCGACCAACCGGCCCCTGCTCCACCGGACGCACGAGATTGTTCGTGACCTGCCGGTGAGCGGCCCGGCCCTGCTGGAGGTTCGGGCTCGCTGCCTCCAAGGCCTGATTCAGCGGCGTGATCGCATCACCGGCCGCACGCCTGGCCCTCACCTGGCTCCCGGTTTCACCAAGGCCAGGCGGTCCAAGGAAATCATCGCGAGCCTGCCCATAGACTTGATCCAGCTCGCCCACATTGGTTCGGGGAACCTCCGGGGTGCCTGGGACGGCCGGTGTAGACTGATAGCGGATGATCTGCCTTGTGCGCGGATCTGTGACCGGCGTACGCGTGGCAGGTGTTCCGGGAACCGCGGGCGTCTCGATCAGCTGTCCGCGCAACTGCCGCGCGGCCTCTCCGAGCTCCGGAGTCGGTGAATTGGCGATGATGTCATCGAGACGTTGAATGACAGCCTGTACCTCTGGCGCCGGAACCGTGTCACGCGCCGCATTCTGGTAGAACGGGCGGGTGATATCGGATCTCTCAGCCCGAACTGTCCCAAGCGCTCCCTCAGCCGCATCCTGTCCACGCTGTGCCGCCTGCTCAGGAAGGTATGGAGCAGGAGCAAGGCTGTCCACGGCTGCCTGTCCGGTGCGCTGCACCTGGTCGACTCGCTGCGTCATTCGATCTGCGCCAGGTCCACCGCTGTTCGTTACAACTCGATCGAGCTGCTGCAAGCGGGTCATCCGCCCGCCCGTCACTTGGTTGAGCGCATCGTTCAGGGTAAGCTGAACGCCACCGCCGGGAAGGCGAGCCGCCTCTCCCATAAGGCCATATGCAGCCTCAAGCTCCAGCGGATGCACGCCCTGCACGGCGTTACGTGCAACGACACTCGCGCCGCGAGGAACCTGCGCAGCAGCCGTGACAGCCGCACCGCCAAGACCGCCTACAACACGCGCAGTCGTTTCCCATTCAGGAGCTACCCGGCGCGTTACCTGCCCTGCCGTCTCTGCCGTCATGGCGGGGACAAGCGCCTGCGCTCCACGCTGAGCAAGCGTGCCCTGCCCCAAGACCATGCTCGGGAGCGCCCGCACAGCAGCACCGGCAACCTCGCCCTCTGTGGTCTGTGGCGTGTAGAACGGCCCAGCTGCCTTCTCCGTCGCGTCAACAAGAAGCTTTGACGTGGGCAAGCCCATACGGGTTGAGCGGTCCTCGATACCAGGGAGCGGTTGACGGGCTTTCTCTGCCTGTTCCGGAGTCCACACGCCCGCTTTCTCGAGCCCCTTGGAAACGAGCCACTGCCACCCCTGATCGACCATGTTCATGATGTCGGCAGGAGCGCCGACAACATCCATCGACCCCTTGTACAGCGCGCCAGACGCTGTCTTGGCAACGTCCTCTACAATGCCGGGCTTTTTCGGGGCAGGCTGCTCTTGGACGTACTTCATGAATGGGTTCGCGCCGCCAGGAGCAGGAGCATCCTGGCTGGAGGCATCGGGTGCTACGTACTTGAGGAAAGGGTTATCGGCCATCAGCGTTTCTTTCCGAGAATGCGGTCTGCTGCACCTTCTCCGAATGCCTCATCAAAATGCGCCCGAGCCTCCGGGGTGTCCGGCATGGCATTGAGCTCCCGCACGGCATCACCTGGGATTTTCACAGACCCGAGCTTCTTCGGTGTGGACTGCGGCCCCGGCTGGGGTTTCGTCTCGCCACCCTTGTGCTCGGTGTTGAATGTTGAGGGATCGACTTCCGGCAGTCCCGGCAGGTTTGGGAGAATATCGGCCTCGTTAACCTTCCAACGGCCGGCGATGCCACGGAAGGACCCAAGATCGGCGTCAAGCGACTGCCTGAACCCGTTCATGCGGCTCTGTGCTTCCTGGAGAACGCCCGAGCGCGCGTCTGGTGTGAGACGAGCACCGCCATTTACGGAGTTGATGAGGCCGAGAACCTGATCTGACAGACCCTGCGTGTTGTTGACCATGATCATTTCGCCTTCCCTCACGACAGAGGTCGGGTCCATGATTTTGGCCAAGCCATAGACGAGGTTCAGGTCAGCCGTCTTGCTGTCCCTCTTGGCCGCGTCCACCATCGATGTGTAGGCAGGAATCGCCGCTGAGTACGACTTGTAGGACGGCAGGTCCTGGATCTCCTTGCGGATGCCGGAGATATCCTTGAAATCGGGTGCGTTCTCCTGTGCTGGCGCTCCGGGTTGAATGCCGCGCTGCTGAGCCTCTTCGGGTAAGAGCTGCCGGCCTTCAATCTTGTCATAGATGCCGATGGGCGTTCCGTTCTTGCCCTTGATCAGCTCGTAGCGGTCCTTAGGCGTCTGAGGCTTGGAAAGGTTCTCAGGAAGTGGATCGCCCGGCTTTACCCATGCGCGGCCGGTTTCATCAGTTCCGACAAGTTGCGGCGTCTGATCCTTCTGCTTCGGGATGCGCCGGACGATATTGCCCTGACCGTCCATCACGCCAACTTCGGTGCCAAGGTCCACCGTCTTGGTGTCCTGCTGGCGCTCCCATTGCCGAACAGCAAACTGACGCTGTGCATCCTGATAGGCCTCAATCCGCTTGGTCGCCTGCTGACGCACATACGGGTTCGGGTCATTCGCGGCCTTCTGCAACCACTGTGGGATTTCCAGCATCGGCGGCGTGGCAGAAGAAGGCTGGCGTGCACCGGGGACGATGAATCCCTGTGCCTCTTGTGCGCCTGGTGCCGGGGCATCCGATGCAGAACCGCCCCCAAACGTCTGAGCCACCCGCACAGCATGGCCCTGACGATCGGCATAGCTCGGAACACCCGTGGCATCTCCCGGCTTCCATCCGCCGGGCTTCTCCCAATGAATGACCGCATCGGCTGCTTCTTGCGGGGTCTTTGCCACCTGAAGCCTGCGCCACGCATCCGCGTACTGCGGATCGGTCGACATCTCCTTGAGGGCGAACTTTGCTTGGATGGCCGGGTCGAAGGGATCGCCACCATTCGCAGCGGCGAACTGCTTCAACGCTTGAGCTCGTGGCCCGCGCCACTGAGCAAAGCCGATCGCTCCTTCCTTGGCATTGTAGGCTTTCGGGTTGTACGAGCTTTCCTCTGCGAAGTTGCCGACGAAGCCTGCTGCCTGCCCAGGTGTGAGGCCACCAGATACCAGCGTGTCAAAGGCCACCTTTGCGGCCTGGTTCGGGTCGAGCTTCGCGGTCGGCTGAGTGCCGCTCAGAGCTGCGAAGGTCGGGAGCTTCGGCTGAGACTGTTGTGCGGGCTGTGCCTGACCAATCGCGTTAAGCGGAGTCGTATCAGACTGCGCGGTGCCCAGCGCGGAGCCGCCCTCCGCCTGGTACGTTGCGAATTTGCCTGGAGCCTCAAGCTCCGCCTCTTCGAGTCTGCTCTTTGTGGCTGCCCTGCGCGCGTCGAAGAACGTCTTGGCTAGGTTCGCCAGCGGCGAGAAATCCAGAAGCGGAGGGCCGTATCCACCTGACATGTTGAGTCCTCCTTAAGCCAAACCGAGTAGTTTGCCGCCGGTGCTAGAACCAGCGAAGCCAGCCAGTGTGCTCAGTAAGCTCATGCCAGCTCCCCACCGGTTGGCCGCTGCGTTCTGACCTGCGAGCATTCCGCCTTTGAGGGCTTCCGCCCGCGCCATGGCCGTGTTCTGGAAGGTGTTGGTGCTCATGTTGGCAAAATTCTGGATCACGTTCGACTTGTCTTGACCCAACCGCGTGCGCATGTCCGCCCTGGTCTGATAGAGGCCAGCCTGCGCGGTATCCGCGGCAAAGCCCATCTTCCCGATCCCATCCAGGCAGGTCAGATAATCGTCGTATTCCTGATCCGCGAGGTGTGAGGCGCGATCCGTGATCGCCGTCATCGTATTGCCAGAGCCAAGAGCGCCCAGGGAAGACGCCTTGCGGGCAACTGCGTCCGTCGCCTGATCAACCTGCCAGTCATAACCGGGAGAGGCACGGAAATTGCCCTCTGCTCGGTCATAGCCCTCCTGCCCGTTCACGCCGGTGGCATCGGCGTACTGGTCGAAGGCCTTAAGGCCGGTTGTGGCGTAAGGATCAAACTGCGCAATAGCCTTGTCATTAAGCTTCCTCGCGGCGGTGTACCCGCCGCTAAGAGTATCAATAGAAGCCTTGCGGCCATTGAGAAGGCGCCGATCAATTTCGTTCTGAGACTTGCCCAGATCATCCATGACGGCCATGGCGGCCCGGCGGCCCGCTTTGCCCGAAAAAGGTGAAGACATGGTCGTTCGTCCTATCCTTAGGTGTCTGTGGGAATGCGGACCTGATAGCCTTCCGCCTCAGCATCTGCTTTCAGGCGGGGCAGGATTTGCTCTGCCACCTCACCGCGCCGGATCACGGCGCCGGTCGCGTCAAGCACTTCGTATGCAATCATTTGGAAAAGCTCTGAGCAATAACCCGGTAACGCACCCCATCACGCGGGGCGACCGCGATACTCTTCGTGCCGGTGGAGGGGACGGGCCATGTGAACATGAACACGGTGGCAACAGCGGTGTATTTGTTCACCCAAATCGGGTCACCTATTGACCCCTCGTTTGCGACGTTAGAGACCGCCTTGGGAATCGTGTTGGTCTCGGAACCCATGCCGCTGGCACTGACGGTAAAATTGGCGTCAATCTCGCTGGGGTTCACGTCGCCGACCGTGGGGACGAGTTGCACCCACGCCACAAGCCGGTCACCCGAACGACAGCTAACATAGGCTGTCGCCGTAGTGGTGTCGTTGGTTGTCTCGTCCCATCCAAAATTCGTCACCGCATTGGCCGAGATCTTGTCGGTTACGACAGTGCCGTTTACGAGCAGGTTTCCGTTAATCGAGACATCGCCGGTCAGGACGAACTTGCCGCCCGTGTACGTGAACACCTCTGTGGCCGTACCGCTGTCGGTGAAGACGAACTTGCTTGCCGTCAGGCCGATGGCCGATGTCCCATAGCTCATGGCGAGAGCTTCAAAGCCCGTGAAGGCATTGCCCGCGGTCAGGTACAAGCCATAAGCAGCGATAGCACCGGCAGGAGTTACAGCAGCGGAGAAATAGATTTGCCCGTTGGCCGTGACGTTGCCCACGGTCGCTTCAACGGTCGTGATCTGCTCCGCTAGGGCGCTGTCAGCGGTCGTGCGGGCGTTCGTCTCTTCCGTGATGCGCGCGTGAGCGTTGTCCGTGTCGGATTTTACCTCAGTGATGCGCTTATCAGTGGCAACGGCATTGGTGAAATACCAATTGCGGGTGCTCTCCTCCCAATTGATCAGGTGTGTCGTGGGCCTGCCATCCGCCGTCACCCGACGGACGGAAGTCGGCATCACATAGGGAAGGCCTGGCTCGTCGATCGCCATCAGGGTTTCCTCACCTGTGGATCCGGCACGAATGCGCCCATACACGAAAAATCGGCGGTCGATGAGCTGGAGTATCGCAGCCTCAGGCCGTGATGCGTCGAGAGGCCAAGCCGGTTCACGCGGATAGGGTACCGGTCTGCCTGTTCGAGCGAGCGAGTGAGCGGGTTCGACCAGGTCTGGCCGCCGTTGAGCGACCAGGACACAGCAACGTCGACATCATCGGCCTGGGTGAAGTGACCGAAGGCGGCCGGGATCGCGATCCGGACCGGGTACTCCATCATCGGAGTGCTCTCGGCGGTCCAGGTGACAGGAGCGCCCAGTTCCGTCACGAGATCCTCATCGATCGCGAGCAACTGTGTCGAAAGCTTATCGCCCACGATCCACTGGTTGCCGATCTTCACCGATCGGGAGCCACGCCAGCGGTTTGAACCCTAGCTCTGCCGTTCATGCCACAGGCCGGTTGTGACGTTCAGCTCCCAGGTGCCCTGATCCGACGAGAGAACCCAGAAGGACTTGCCCTTGGCGGTGTAGACAGATGCCTCAAGGGTCGAGACCGTGGAACGGGCGATAAAGGCCTCAACATCAGGAGTGGAGACCGGCGTGGCCTCATAGCCGGTCAGGGCCCGCACCGTGCCGTCATGGGCCACGAAATAGGGATTGCGGTCATATCCAGGCTCAAAACCCGCTACCGCCATCGTGGTGAGGATGCCCACTGGGATAATCGAGGTGGAGCGCTGGAGCGGGAACGGCGATGCGCCGATATTGCGCCACGGCTCGATAGAGCTCTGGCCCATGGCATAAAACAGGCCGCCATAGGCGATTCCGCGCAGCAATCCGTCCGACTGGGCCTCCGCTGTGGCGAAGGAGAGCGCGTTGATGTCGGTGCTGTTCAGTTCCGAGGCGAAGATCCGGCCATCCGCGATGGTGTAGACGAGGAATCCATCCAGGAACGACGCGCTGTTGACCGTCGTCGGAAGGTCAGCATCCGGATAGGCCGAAACCGTGGTTGTGGAGATGAGATAGGCTGCGCCGCTCTCGCGCACCGCGACCACGTCGGGTGTCGAAGCGCCGCTCGTGACCTTGTTGTTCCGGGCGAAGGTGACGCCATCAGAGCCCGGTAGGGTACCGCTCAGCACCGTCACAGCCCCACCTGGTGCGATCTTCACCACACAGTCGGTGTAGGCGGCATAGATCGTGCCATTGACGTCGATGAGGCCGCGCGGCCCGCTCTTCCCGGTATTCGCAAACGCCACAAGCCCAGGCGTGCGCCGGATATAGAACGTATCGCCTGCCTTGTCGGTGGAGGCGTTGATGAGACGCCCTTCACCTTCACCCGGCCGCAAGCCAGGCGTGGAGGACATCGGGAATGAAACAGGAGGCATCAGCAGCGCCTCGGCAGCAGAGCGCGGTCGACCTTCAGCTTGCGCCGCGGCTGGTTCTGCCGGCTGATATGCCTCAGCGCGTCCTCGGCCCGGAGCCGCTGCGCCTCATCGTCCACACCGCCGAACTTCGGAGCGACGATGTTTTTGACGATCACGACCAGATGGTTGAAGTATTCCGCCGGGATGTCGCTGTCATCGAAGACGCTGCAGATGGTCCGGCGAAAGAGATCCTCGCAGGCCGGACCAAAGCGCCGCTCAACGGCAGCCGTGTCCTCGGCCGTCGCGGTCTGCCCGGCTCCGGTGGCCACCAGGTCCTCAAGGACCTCCTGGATGAGCTGCGCTTTGGTCAGGGCCATGGGTTACTTGCCCTTCTTCTGTGCCACGTGGCCGGCGCGCAGCTGCTCGTTCTCGGCTGCGAGCTTCTCGGCCTGAGCCTTGAGAACATCGCGCTCTTCGGTGAGCGTCTTGACCTGGACGGCAGCCACATCGGCCTCTTCGTCGGCGCCTTTCAGCTCCTCGCGGAGCTCGGCGTTCTCCGCCTTGCCCTGCTCGATGATCTGCTCGAGCTCGCGGATGCGGGCGGTCGCGGCCTCAAGAGCCTTCGAGATGCCAGAGTCCTCGCTGGGGGCGTCATTCGAGGTGGCCTCCTGCTCCTGCGGTACCGGCGCGTCATGCCAGCCCTCAGGCAGCTTCTCGCCGTGACGAAGGTGGAAGATCTGCGCCGGTTTTACGGCGTGGTAGCCCCAAGTGGGCGTCTTATCGGCCATCACGGGCCTCCATGCTGAATTTCAGGGAATGCAGGCTTGAGAGCGCCGCCTGCGGGCGAAAGGGGAGAGCGAGCGCCCTCCCCTCTAGGTCTTAGCCGGTGATGCGGGCGCCAAGGTCGCCGTAGATCACGTCCACACCGAACATGATGTCGAGACGAATAATCTCGACGTCGTTCGTAATGTCGTAGTCCTTGATCACACGGATCGACAGGCCGTCGTGGCTCTCCTGAGCCTTGAAGGAGGCACCGTCGGGCATCACCAGCGGCACGTTCACCAGCGCGATCGCGTTGCGGGCGAAGGCCAGGTTCTGCGGGTAGGCGACCCCAGCGGTGCCGGTGACCACCGTAATGGCAGCATTGTCAGCCGGAGCTGCCGAGACAGTCTGCTGAGCACCCGAGGCGATGATGGCCGGAGCAATCGTCAGGGTGGCATTGCCGGTACCGTCGGCAGTCGCGTCCGCGAGGACGGTGAACTGCTGCAGGTAAGGCATCTGCTGCTTGCCCGTCGCGCCCTCACCCGGAACCGGGTTGACAGCGTAGACGCCCGCGATCGTGAACACGTCACCCTTCTTGAGCACCGCGGAGCTCGCCGTCCAGCCGTCGGTCACAAGCGTCTGCTTGTTTCCGCTGTTGGCGATGGACTGGTAGGTGACGTTCTGGCTGGCGCCATTGACCAGCGGCGTGCCCGCCTTCGTGCCGACAATGTGGTTGGCCACATTCTGGGACCGGAAGGTGTCGAAGCCGGCGATGTCGCCGATCGTGCCCTCGCGATACGCGCCCTTAGCGACGTCCGCCATGTAGAGGGCCGTCTGACCACCTGCCAGGGACCAACCGGCGGCCGGGTTCATGACAGCGTTGCGGGGCTTGGCCGGAACAGCCATCTCGTCCAGGCGCTGTGCGGCGCCAGCGAGGTGCGCGAAGGAGGACGGCGTGGTGCCGGGAGTGCCGACGAAGTTCCAGAACTTGAAGTACTGGTTCGCAATGGAACGATCGACCACCTGAGCAAGCGTGATACACGCCGGCTCGATGTACCGCTTGGAGTATTCCTCGATGGAGAGCGTCAGATCGCGGGTGTTGAACTCCCAGCCGACGTGCTTGCGCTGATCGACCTTGATCGAGACGTTGCCCTCCTCGACGTCCTGCTTCTGAAGCGTGGCGCCATCGGCGGCGTAGAACTTCACAGGGCGACGGATCGAGACGGTATCGCCAACCTTGACGAATTCCTTCTTGTATTCCCGGTGCACGCGATTGCCGAACACCAGGTTGTTTTCCACCTGCATCAACGCCTCCTTGGCGATGACGCTCGGCGTCAGGAGCTTATTAGCCATGGGCTATAGAGCCTTTCAGGTTGAGCCCGTTACTTCCTGCCCTTCGCGCGCCAAGCCCGGTATTCGGCATTGGACATCTTCGAAGGATCTTTGGCGGGAGCCGCTGAGCCCCGAACGGGAGCGACAGGCGGAGGGGCCGAGGTTGTGGTTTTGGGTTTGGGCAGAGACAGGCGCGACCCCAGACGGCCGATCTCCTTCGCAGCCGCGAGGGGCGACATACGGTTGAGCTCAGCGGCCTTGGTGGGGTTCTTCGCCAGATGATGAGCGATCAGCGGGCCCTTCTCGCTCTCGACGATGAGGCCGACCACATGCTGACGGACCTGAATGTCCGCCTTGGCAATGGTCGCTTTCAGGCCAGGAAGAGCCTTCTCGGCGTCTGCGAGACGATCATCGTAGGCCTCGAACACTTCGGCCTGCCTGGCAGCGCTCTCGGCCGCCTGGCTTGCCATCGTGCGCTTAACCTCGCGGGTGACCGCCCGCTTGTCAGCCTCATAGGCGATCATGGTCCGCTCATAGGCGAGATAGTCGGGGTAATCCGACTCCTTCGGCGGGTCACCGATCTCGGCCTGAACTGCCTTCTCCAAGTCCGCGCCATCAACCTGAGGGCGACTGCGCAGGGACTGGTTTTCGGCTTCCAGAGCCTCGATACGGCGCCTCAGACGCTCACTGCCGGTGCGGCGCTTGCGCTTTGGCTGATCTTCCTCGTCTGCTTCTTCATCTGAGCCTTCGGAATCGGCCTCATCGGCACCATCCTCTTCCTCAGTCTCTGTATCGGAGCCCGTCTCGGAACCTTCTTGCCCCTCCTCGTTCTCCTCAGACTGTTCGCCTCCGGCCAGCAGATCCTCGTCCGCCAGCCCGTCGTTCTGGATGTCATCCACGTTCATGTGTGTTCTCAACAAAAAAGCCGCCCCGAAGGACGGCTGTTCATCATCGTGACCAGCACCTCATGCGCCGGCCTACGTGAAGCTCGGAAATGAAAAGGCCGCCTCAGCGGGCGGCTACGAAATCTTTACTGGGTCGGATCAGGATGATCGGAGTGGAGCCCTTACCTCCGCTGAGCGCCCTAGCTGGGGGAACGACTCAACCTCAGCCGGGGCGCTTCTATTTCAGCGTACTCCTTAAACCAAAAAGTGCGCGCTTTAGGACCAAAGCCCCACTCCTCTTGCTCAGTTGCGGATGAACAGGGACCGCGTAGCCTATAAGGCGTGGCTTACACGTATCCCCCAACGGCAGCCACGGGCGCTCTGGTCGAGAGTTAAAGCGAACCGCTCTCGGTCGGGGCGTTCCCGTTTCGACTGCCTGACACCGAATGTTTACCTTGTTCGGTCAGTGTCATCCCACCGGGCGCGTTGTGTATCAGCCCGAAAAGATGCGGAGTGTCGCCCCACTTCGCTGAGCGCCCCGGTTGAGGTTTAAGACAGCGCCTCAGCCGGGGCGTTCCTGTTCATCCCCAGCCCCTCTAATGGTACCTGAGGCGGCTCGGTTGGGATGATGGGCTGCTCAACCGGCATCTGAGACTCGGGAGCGGGTTGCTGAGGCTGAAGGATCTGGACGATGGCGCCCAGTACCTGGCCCATTTCCTGGACGGTGGCGGCGAGCTGCTCAACGCGAGGATCTGCAGCTGGCTGTGTCGGCATGGCGAGTGCAGCGAGTTTCGCCTCGAGCTCAGCCTCTTTGAGCTGAAGCTCTTTGCCCTTCACCTGAAGCTCGCCCAGCTTGAGCTGGTGCTCCTGGGCTATGAGCTCCTGTTGCTGCTGCTCGGCCTGTGCTTGGGCTTGCTGCTCGGGCGTGGGAGGTGGCGGTGGCTCGCCCTTCTTGGCGGCAAGAGCGGCCTTCATCTGAGGCGGCATGATCGCCTCAAGCCGCTCACCGATTTCGTCCGCCATGGGCCAGTCCTGGGCCTTGGCGACCAGGTCGAGCACCGCCGGAGCCGCATCGGGTGCCGATTGGAGGAAGGCCGTCATGCCCTCACGCGCTTCCTCGCGACGGGTATTGTAGGACGGGCCCATCGCCATGACGATGTCATAGGCGCCGACCGTCACGTCATGCTGGATCTCGCCGACACCATCGAAGGCCACTCCGGCGGGCTGGTTGACCTTCACCAGCTCTTCCTTGCCGTCCTCGCCGACGATCCTCACCGTGCGGGCCGTGTCGTAGATATGCGGGATCAGGTCCAGGACGATGCGGCCTGTGTAGCCGACAGCCTGACTGAAGTTCTCGACGTAGACGTAGGAGCCGGTATCGCCCTCACGCTGACGGGCAATGATGGCCTTGCCGCTGGTCTCGTTGCTCTGCCGGCCGAGGGACGCATCGTAAATGCCCGTCGTTGCCCTGAGCTTCTCGGAAGCGAGCTGAAGGCCCTCGCGAATCCCTTGAGAGGATACAGGCGGCTGAACACGTTCTGGTCTCGCACCGCCATTGGCCGGATCGGGCGTGTAGGTCAGGAACGGCAGGTTCTGGGTGTTGGCATTCTCCCACTCGTCCTGGTGCCGCTCGAAGTTCTTCTCTGTCCCGACGAACGGTGACTTGGGCTGCAGCGCGACAATCTCCGTGTCGGCCGACATGTAGTAGTTCAGCAGGCGCTGCGGATCGCGGGCAAAGCGGATGGCGCCGTGCCGGAAGCGCTTGCGGCCGACCTGGATCTGCTCACCAATGACGGGGACGATCGGGATGTACCGGCCCGGCCACTTCTTGGGCTCTTCCAGGACCTCGGAGCCGCTGATCACGGCGCGCATGACCTGGTAGCCGTCTCGCTCCTCAATGCGAACGTCCAGGCCCTGAGCGGACGCACGTGCGGCGAGATCCTGCGCCTCGGCCAACTCCTCAGGGCTCGCATCGGTCAGATCGTCAATCTGGCTCTCGAAGACGAGAAGCTTCCGCTTGATCGGCTCCTTGTACCAGTACTCGGCCACTCGCACGGAATCGTCTAAGTACCAGCCTTGAAAGGCACGGAACTGCTGATCCCCGAAGCTGTCGGTCGAGGCGTCCGGATACTTCTTCTCGAAGGCACCCGTGCTCATATCGATCGGCACGAAGCAGTAGCCGGCGTCAGACCGGTCGAGGCGAATGGCGTCGGGATCCCACAGGACCCCTACTCCGTCCTCAATCATGTCGATGCGGATTTCCTGCTCGAACGTCGTATCCGACGCATACTCGGTGATGACGCGCCAATGGCCGATGCCGGCCTGCACCTGGCTGTCAGCGCCGTGGTAGTAGACGGTGCTCGCGGCCGAGCGGTTCTCGATGTATCGGATCAGGCCGGCATTGACCTTCGCCGTCTTCGGGTCGCCGCGATCGTCCACCGGAACGCACTTGATGGCCGGCCGCATCTGGCGAATGTCGCCCGTGATCTGACGGATGAACTGGGGCAGCTCATTGATCGTCATGCACGGGCGGTTTTCCGCCTCGCGCTCTGCCTTGACCATCAGGTCCCACTGCTCGCCCGTGAGGAATTCGAGATCCTCATAGGCGGCTGTGATGTTCTCCTGCTCACGCTGCCAGGCCGCGTCATAACGCGCGACGGCCTCACGGTGGAACTCGGTGTCCTTGTCGGTACCATCCGCCTCAGGCGCTGGTTTCTTTGTCTCTTCAGCCATTAGGCACCCATCCAGCCACTGCTGCCGCCACGGCGCTTGCGGCGTCGCTCACGTGGCTCTTGGTCAATCACAGGCTCACCGAAGGTCAGAGCGACCGCGTCCCAGCCGTCGGGGCTTCGAATACCGCGGGCTCGCATCTTCTCTTTCGGCTCGATGATCAGCCGGGTTCGGCTGTCGTAGGAGTATCCAGGGCCGCAAGCATCGGCCTGCAGCTCATCGGAATCAGGTATGTCGACGCCGACCGGGCTCTCCAACCAGTCGCGGGAGTTGAGCCAGATCTCGGCGCGGCGATTGAGTGGCCCGGGCAGTTCCTCACCGGTGGCAGGATCGAAGCGTTGGGGCTCAAGAGGGGAGCCACCGAAGTTCACCGGCAAGACGATTCCTCGCCCGCCCTCGCCGTAACCCATCTCGCACAGGCGGTCGTAGACGCCAGCGCCAAGGCCAGTTACGTCGACGAAGCAGCGCTTGACGCCCTGGCTGTCGATGACGCTCTTGACCCAGCCCACCGACTGCATGGTGTCGAGACCAGTCCGGTTCTCGACTGAGAGCACCTTGCGGCCGCGCCGGAGCGCCATCGAGCTACGATCCGTGCCTGTCTTCCAAGCCGGGTCGTAACCCATGATCAGCGGACCCGAGGGCTCAGCGCTGAACTTGCGCGCCTTCACGACAAGAGGCGCGGAGATGAAGCTATCGTGTCCTGACATCTGGAAGGCCTCAGCGGCCGTGGCCGGATATTCCTGCCGGAAGAGCGATGCGCCGAGCTGGCGGATCTTGATCCGGCGCCAATACATCTGCGCCTGGTCGAGGCCGTAGGCGGCTGCATAGCTGACCTCAGACTCGCCCTGCTCATCCTCGTCGGCTGAGAGCTCGAAATCTGCCGGCGGCTCCTCGCGGTACTCATCCTGCCAGTACCAGGGCACGAAGATCGCGATGAAGCCGTTCTCGCCGCGCTCAGCCTCCTGCCACATGCGGTGGTAGTAATTGCCGACGCCGTTCGCCGTGCTCTCCAGGATGACCTCAGTGCCCTCCTCGTTGGGGACGGCCTGAAGGACACCAGCGGCATGGGATTCGGCATTGGGCCAGAACGCTACCTCAGAGCCGTGGAAGAGCTGCGCGGTGAGTGAGCGTCCTGCGCCCTTGTTGCCGGCGGTGCCGACCTTGTAGGCGCTGTCGAGCCGGTCGAATTTCAGTTCCTTGGCGTTGGCTGCGCCTGTCGAGGGCCTCACCAGCTCGGGGCAGTTCTCGTGATACCGGCCCACCATCTCGAAAAGGTTTAGGGTCGCCTGCTCCTCATGGGTGAGGATGAAGACCTTCAAGCCCTTACAGTGGCTGACGCGGTGATAGAAGCGCCCGCCGACATAGGTTGAGCAGCCCTGTTGGCGTCCTTTCAGGATGAGGGCGCGAACCCTGCCAATTTGGCGCTTCTGCTCCTCCAGACGCTCATGGATGTATCGCTGCGCCTTGTTCAGGCTGAAGCGGACCAGCGGCCCCTTCTTGGGCCGGATCCAGAGACAGCGAGAGGCGTAGTGCTCGAAGTCATCCTTCAGCCGCCGGCGGATTTCCCTCTCCCGGTCATTCAAGCTCTGAAAGTGCATCTTCGTGGCTGATCTCGAGCTTTACCTTGAGATTGTCCTTGAACATGCCGAGGTGCTTGCCGATCAGCTCGATCGATTTGTTGGCGCCCGAGGCGTTGAACTTGAATTCGCCCGTCGGATTGCCTTCGTGGTCAAGAACCGGCTCAGCCTGCATGCAGCGCTCTGCCACTGCGCGAAGGCGATCCAGAACCCAATCCTGTGTCAGTTCGGTTCGCTCAGAGCGAGCTGCCTGGGCCGCTGCAATGGCTTCAGAAACTGAAGTTTTCTGAAGGAGCTGATACGCCTGCTGCTCGGCCGTCTTCTCGCTGTAGCCCGCCCGGATCGCAGCCTGAGTGGCGTTCAGGTCCACGAGGTATTCCTCGACGAACCGTTTCTGCTTGTGGGTCAGGGCCATGGGTTTCACGAATGATGGAGGCGAGCGAGACGCTCAAGCCAGTCTTGGGATCGAGGATTAGGCTCACGAAGCTGCCTTCCGCTTGGAGCGGGCCTTCATCTCGCACATCGCACAGGAGATGGCGGTCCGATGACCGACGAAAGTGTGGTCGCAGTGAAGGCAGCGCCGAAGGTGGCGGCCTGGGACGCGTTTGGCGGTGCTCATCGGCTAAGAATTCCGCCCGATTGGCAACGAGAGTGTCCGTCTCGGAAGCGTACTAATCGCCAGTCGGATGTAGCTCGGAAGATGTCTGGCGGATTAGAACCGGACACTTAGAGTAGTCCTATCTCTGCGGGAGATGACGTATGCCTGAGAGTGAGCTCGATATGCCTGCCCTGCTGATCTACTGGCCACGAACGGAAGCCGCCGCTCAGCCGAATGTGTGGCGACCTCAAAAATATTTCCCGACCCTCCGGCAGGCTATAGTGGCTGCCGTCTCCGATACTCCTCAAGATCAAATCCCGTGGATCCTGACTG